CAAAGCCAGCGTCAGCGTCAGGCCTGCGGCGCTGTTGGCATCCGGCAGCGCGGCCAGAATGACCTGCTCGGTATCGACCTGCGTGAAATACTTGGGGCGGGCGGCCACGGTGCGCCAGCGCGGAATTTCCCGGTTCAGCCAGGGGATGTCCTTGGGTGCCAGTGGCACGCCATCAAGCTCGGCGGCCAGTACCGTAGTCACATCCGTACCGGAGGGCGGCTCAAGGTCGTAAGCATGTTCACCGGCAACCACGTCCAGCGGGTCGGGTAGATGCTTCCAGATCCACGACCCGGCGCAAAACTCGATGACGGAACGCTTGATGGCGTTCTCCGTCACCGGGTCGGATGGATCGGCAGCCAGATACGGCAGCACTTCGTCCAGCAGTTCGGAATACTTGATGTTGGCCAAGGCTTTGCCCCCAGTGTTTCAGCCGATTATGAAAGGCGGCCGGCTATTCGACTCAGGCGCCAAGCTCGTGCTGCCATTCCTCGATCTGGTCGATCATGGCTTTCTTGGGTATGGTCGGGTCAAGCTCCTTGTCCCACGATTGCTTCGCCAGTGCGGCAAGCTCGGCCTTGTTCATCTTCTCCAGCGGCCTCTTCAAGTCGTCCGGGTCGATGGTCACAGCCGCGCCGTTCTCGTCTTTGCCTTCGATGGATACCGGGGCTTCGACGGCTGCGCGGTCGGCTTCATTGGCCAGAGCCCACTGGTCGGGGTATTTCAGCAACAGCTTGGCCTGGGCATCGGTGACTTCCTGCACATCGCCCTTGCCTTGCCAGCTTTTGCCGGAGTGCGCGATGTTGTCGAAGGCGTGCGGCTTGTTGCCGACATAGACGACGGGTACGAGGTTGGACATGGTGTTCTCCTTGTGTTCAACAAAAACGGGGGCAGCCCAAGTGAATGAGCCGCCCCCGCGTCACTGTCGATTCAGTGGCAATTACTTGCCCTTGAACTCGAAGGTCAGCACCGAATCAATCTGGCCGGTGGCCGCAGCGCCGCCGATAGTGGCGATGATGTAGGCGTCGTAGGCCATCGTGACCGGTGCGGCATTGCTGCGCTGTTTGCCAACGGCAACAGTTGACGTAGCGGCGAGAAACGCTGCGTCATTTCCGCCAGCTTCTCCGTTGACGTACTCGAACCCAAGTTTGACGGTCGTGCTTGCGCCAAGCGCGGCGTTGATAAGCGCGGCGTCATACACCTTGGTGCCGGCATAGACTTTGTTGAGCCGCACCTTGTCGCCGATTTGCGCGGCGGCGAGGGTTGCTTGACCGTGGGCCACGGCCAGGGGGCAGTCACCGGAGTAGATGACATCTTGGAGAGTGGGCGCGTTGATGGTGGCCATCTCAGTTTCCTTTTCAGAAGTGGGGGCCGAAGCCCCCGTTAATCCTCAATCCGTCAGATTCCGTCGAGAATTTCTCGATTAGGAACCCAGCAGGGTACGGCCAGCCGCCGAGGCAGGATCGGGCGCGTAGCTATCCACCACGGCCACGCCGAAGTCGGTATCAGCGCCGTCGATCTTGAAGCGAATCTTGGCGGAACCGGTCATGCTGGCGGCCACGGTTTCGATACTGTTGCCGTGATCGACTTCCTTCTCCGACCAGTCGTAGAAGTAATCGGACGCCGACTTGCCGTAGGCCTTGGCCATGGCCTGCGCACCGACGATGATGGCGCGATCCACCGGCTGCGTGGTCTGCACCGTGCTTTCGGTGTAGGTCAGGCCATCGGCGCCGCCAGTATCGGTGACGACGGAATCGCCAGTCGCAAAGCGGATTGCGTAACGGTTCATGCGCTTGATGAGCACGCCGTTCCACATGATCGTCTCGTAGGCATCGAACAGCGGATGCTTGAGGCCGCCACTCTTGCGCTCGAAGGCGTACTGCACAGCCTGCCGCCAGGTGGTCTGGCTGGTACGGCTTTGCAGGTAGAGCCACTGGCGCTCGGTGACGAACATCACCCACAGCGGGTCGTTCCATGCGCGGTCGTCGCCCTTGATCTTGACCGACTGCATGACCACGGGGGATTCACGCAGTTGAGCCACGATGCGGTCGATGTCCTGCAAAGTCAGCGCGTCGTTGGTGCCGATGTCGGCGGGGGTGGTGGCGTCGTTGGCCGCGAAGTAGCGGTTCTTGGTCGGCGCCTTGACGGCATTGACCATGATCTCGCCAAAGTCGGCGTCGGATTGCAGCGGCACCACCCAATCGGAGGTTTGCTGCGAACCACGGGCACCGGCCAGATGCACCAGCGCGGTCTGATCTTCCAGACGCTGCATCCAAGCCTGGAGGCCAGCCATGGAGATGTTGCGCAGGTTATGCACCGTGCGCTTCTGGGTCATGCGACCACCGGAGTCAGCACCGCCACGCACCTGGTCGATGCGCACGTCCATGCTGGAGTAGGTGAGCTGCATCATGCGGCCTTCGATGCGCTTGTCGCCCATCACCGGCTTGCCTTGCAAGATGTTGAACAGGTCGATGGAGACAGTATCGCCCGCGCCCTTGGCCAGATCACCGGCCTTGACAATGGGATAGTCAGGCGAGGTCTGACCCTTGGCCTTGGCAGCGAACGACCCTTCCTTCGGCATTTCGCCGGAGATCAGGTTCATAAAGCCGGGGGCGTGTTGCACACGGGTGAACAGGCCCACCGAGTAAACTTTCCGCGCCAGGGCGGAACCGACTGGGATATTGGTCGACATTTTTTGTGTCCTCGTTACGTTTGTTTAATGCTTAAAGCGAGCGGAAGTACGCATCCATCTGGTCGGCATTCATGCTGGCGAACTTCTCGGCCAACTGCTGATGCGTAAGCTGTTCAGCGGCCTCTCGTTCGTCCTGCGCTGCATGCTGGCCTGCCGGGAACTCGGAAAGGGAAGTCGGCACATTCGTCCGACTGGCCTTGGCGTCTTGTGCCGCCCTGGCTCTTGCTGCCTTGGCCAAATCCTCGGCGCTTGGTGAAGCCTGTTTGCTTCCCGGTAAATCAATCGGCCCGATGGCGCTCTCCACCATTTCCGTGACCTTGATAAAGCGCTCCGCGAGCGGTTTATCTCCCCAGGCCGGGTGGCCACGCAGCATGGTGTCAAACTGCTTCGCCATCTCGAATGCCTCCGCGTTGGTCGCCTGGATGTGCGCCAGCTTCGGCACCGAGTCGATTGCGTCCTGCACCGTCTCGGTGGCAGACCGTTCGCGCTCGGCTGCTGCGCTGCGCACGCTGTCCTCGACCGGCTGCAATTTGGTTTCCAGCGCCTTGGCTGCCGCCATGGACGCCATCACCGCCTTATAGACCGTCGGAAAATCCTCTTTCAGCGCTTCCAGATCATCGGCTGACAGATCGCTTGCATCTGGCGGTTGCAGATCGGTGCGGGCGCCTTCACCGTTGTTCGCCCCTTGATTGCCAGCCTGCAACTGCTGCTCAAGGTCGGCTACTCGCTCCTGTGCGTCGCGGGCGATTTGTTCGGCCCGCGAGGCGCGGTCGCGCTCGCTCTTGAGCACCGAGTACGGAATGACATGCTTTCCGTCCTTGGTGGCGACACCAGCGGCGTCGTCCTCGTTGTCAGCCTTGCCCTGCTCGGCCTGCTGCGGGTCATTGTTTGCCGGATCGTCCTTGCTCTGTGCCTTCTCCGGGTCCGTTGGCGCGGCTGCGGTCGGCTCTCCGCCGGCCTCAAGCTGCTCAAAAACCTTTTGCAAGTCCTCGGGGTTATCGGAAAGGGTATTCAGATCAAGTTCAATGCCCATTTGCTTCACTCCACATATCGCGTTGGTTGCGAGGATTCCGATAAACGTCAATAACCCATGACGGGGAACTGCTTATCGTGGGTGGAATATAAGAGCGGCAGAGCAATTCGACGTTGAAAAAAAGCCCGCCAGACGGCGGGCAATCAACGGGTAGGGTAGGGTAGGGTGCGAATTATCGAATCATGGGTGGCGCCGCAGTAGCCTGCCGGGTTTTCGCCATGGCTTCTTCAGCCTCCGCGTTCAGCTTCCTGATTCGCGCAGCGGACTCGGCCGCCTCCAGCACGAACAGCTTTTGCTGCTGCGCCAGTGTCTGTTGCTGCGCCTGGGCTTGCGCCTGTGCTGCGGCCTGTTGCTGCTCGGGGTCTTGAATGCCGACGGCGGCACGTAGTCGTTCGGCCAGCTTGTGCCGTCCGGGCATGTCTGTCGCCTCGATGACGAAATCCACCACGAAGCCTTGCAACTGCGGCGGCAGGCTCTTGGTGATCTCGGTCAGCATCTGCAACTGCTGCATGCGGTAGGTCGGCGTGCTCGGGATGTCGTCGAGCACCACCTTGGCCTTGACCTTGGCCACGTCATTCTTGATGGTCTGCTGTCCGGTCTGCTCGTCGATGGCCGGCTGGTTCAGTGGGATGGCTTTTTTCTGCTTGCCTTCGCCGACGACAACACGGGTTGGGCCTTGCATCAGGTTCTGCTTGACCAACTCGAACAGCATTTCGCCCACCAGACGGCGGGCGTAGCGGTAGTTGTCGTTGATCTCGGCCAGGGTGTTCAATCCCTGTTCCACCAGCGAGTTGATGGCCAGCCCTGAGGTTGCACCAGACTGCTGGCCCATCATGGTCTTGTGGATACCGGATGCCTCGGCGATCTCCTGCTTGCTCTCCTGCATCACCTGGAACTGTTGCGTCGCCAGTTCGCCGCCAGGGTCGACGCGGAACGTGCTGGTCGGCTTGCGGTTGGCGTTGAGAATGATGTAGGCGTCCGGGCGGGCCACTTCGCCAGCGGTCTTGCCGTGGTCAAGCACGGCG